AACTACTACGCCTCTTTGGAGGCAGAGTCTAAGGAACGCTATGACCCAACTCAAAACACTTCTAAAAAGGCTATTGAACGCGCCTTGGTGGAACTCCAAATGGAAAACCTTGATGCACAAATTAGGGAACAAATGACTGTTTATGCGCCTGCTGAACTAAAGGCTATTTACAGTCGGTTTTTGAAAATGTATGCGAGGATTCAACAAGAACAGGAATGGGCTAGGACAGAAGAAGTAAGAAAAATGAGACTAGCGCGTTGGCAAAAGGAACAAGAAGAGATCAGAGCAATTGAGTTAACAAGTGGGGTGATTGGCGTGGTATTCATATCATTACTTTTTGGGTGGCTAATGTGGCAACTGCGCGTCTTATCGGGTGGGTTTTAAGCGCGGTGGCGTTATGCCTGATCGTTGCTACAACCTCCATTGCCTACATCGAAACCCTCTACATGAAAAGCCAACTCAAGCAAGAAATCAGGGAATTGCGTAAATTGAAACGAGAACTCAAGGAAAGTAAATGAATGAACTATTCGGTCTTCTCAAGGGTATCGCACCCACATTGGCAACTGCTGTGGCTGGCCCTCTGGGTGGGGCTGCTGTTACCGCTTTGGCTAGTAAGTTTGGTGTTTCTGATTCCATTGATGCTGTTGCAAAGGCTATTGCTGGTGACCCACAAGCTGCTGAAAAACTCCAAGAACTAGAGTTAGAGTACGCTAAGTTAGATGCTCAAGACAGAGACTCTGCTCGTAAGGCTTACGCTGCTGTTGCAACTTCTGAGAACGCTACCAAGTTAGAAAAGTTAGTAGTGCCTGTTTTAGCCTTGGGTGTTGTTGGGTTAGCATTTTGTCTAATAGGTGTGTTGATGTTTGTAGATACGCCTAATGACCAACAACAATTAGTTATTTTTGCACTTGGGTTTATTACTAGCGCGGCTGGTCAAGTGTTATCGTTTTATTTTGGCTCTAGTCAAGGTAGTAAAGACAAAACAGAAGATATGAAAGCAATGGTTAAAAAATGAACCTTTCAGAGCATTTCACACTTGAGGAAGGCACATACAGCGAGACCGCTATTCGCCTTGGCATCAGTAACCAGCCTAATGAAACCCAATTAGCAAATATGAAAATAGCTGCTAAACAACTGGAAGAGGTGCGAAATGTCACAGGCTCTCTTCGTGTTAATTCTTGGCTACGCTTGCCTGATGTCAACGTTGCTGTTGGTGGCAGTAAAGTATCCTCCCACATGGATGGTTGGGCTATTGATTGCTCTTCTTCTGCTCATACTCCTTACGAACTATGTCAGTTTGTTTTGAAGGCAGGAATTAAGTTTGACCAGATGATTCACGAATATGGTCGGTGGATGCACATATCCTTTGCGCCTGAGATGAGACAACAAGAGTTAACCATCTTTAAGCCAGAAGGTAAATACAAGCCTGGCATCCTTACGGAAGCCCAGTACCACGCCTAGTCTTCTGCGCTAACCCACAAGACTGCGATTAGGATGCCTGCCCCAATCAACGCACCAAGGATAAGCACAACAAAAATTGTCAGAATACTACTAAGCATCACGACTCCTTATATCGTAAAACCAATCATCTGAGGCAACCCACTTGCGTGACCCGTCCACCGAGTAAGTTTGGGTGGCAACATTGAAATCTGGGGTTAGTGTTCCTGACACTAGACTTTGGTCGTACCAGATGCACCGATTGTTGGGTTGGCAAGCAAACTGTCCGTTGTCGAGTTTAATGAAATTAAAGGATTTGTGTTCCTCTGCGGTCTCAGAAAAACCCGTATCAATGTCGGTCTGGTCAGCACAAAAGTCCACAGTAAACATATAAGTCCCAAAGTGCCATTGGCGGTCTTTACCAAACACCTTGACATTTAGATTCCTGAGTAAGACCTTTTCAATAATGGTAAACCGATACCCAAGGCAATCCCACAACTGGAGAGCGTCTAAGGGTAAATCACCACCATCTTTCCAACAGTAGGCATGGATGGGCAGCTTGTCATACAAAGCCCCATAACGGGGTAAGAGAGATTCAATCCTAAAGACTTGCCCTCGGATGGCTTTGAGAGACACCCAGATACAAGGTTCTAACTCTCCATGACCCTTGTGGTGGTCATACAGGAATTCTTTGCGTATAAAGCATTTAAGGGGTGGCAAAGAGCCTACTAGATAACTCATTTAGCCCTAGCGAATACATAAAAGTGGCGTACCCGTACATCCCGTTTTTGTATTATTTTGGGGGCTGACCAAAAATGTGGGTAATAGGTCTTCATAAAGTCTTTGTGAAAAGCGTTCAAAAGTTTTTCCTTTTAAGTTCGGTTTCTATGGCTTGGATTAAAGCTGCCAAGGGCATTGGGTCATGCAAGAACTTTCTTTGTTCCTCATTTGTCAGCCCCGCCCAAGGCTTTTTGTAATCTTGAATATCGTCATCTTCAGCAGCATTGCGTCTGATCTCACGCAAGATTCGTTCAAATTCCTCATCTTCTGGGTTCACAACAATTCCCTCTGGATTGGGGTTATCTTCCACTCGCGTTCTAAGCGGTTAGATTTTGACTTAACCACATTCCCTGTTAAGCAGATTTCCCCCTCTCTCTCCAACTCATGCAACCGCCTAGCGACTTGCATGGACTCCAAACCCGTGAAGTGAGCAATACCATCTTTACCTAGACTCCCGTAATCTTTAAGGCATTGGATGATCTTGGTGGCGTGGGCTTTAGCAAGGTCTTTGGCAGACCCCGCAGCCACCCAACTTGTCATTGGGTCGCTATTTCTTACTCTTGGGTGATCAAAACTGGATGTCATCATCATGTGTTGACCCGTCACCAAATTGATTTTTAGGCGCAAATTTAGTTTGCTCAAACACCCACAACTTGCCTGTAAATTCTTTGGTTGGGATTGAGTCAAGTTGGATGGTCATTTTTTTGGTTTCATCATCTACCCACAAATTGCCATGTGTTGTCCAAAAGGTTTTTTCAACGCCTTTGTCTTGGTACTTACGGGCAGGGAATTTAATATCGTATTTCATTTGTTTGCTTTCAGATTAGTTAACTTATTCACTTTGTCATCCAACTCCGCTAAGAACTGGATAACCTCTTTCTCCAACATTGCTACATACTCAGGGTCAAATTCAACCCTTTTGACAAACAATTGAAGGTCTTGGGGCAGACGAGGGTCAAACGACACAAACTCACACCATTGGCGTTCACAGCACCGCATCTGCCATTGCATTTGGGTGATGTATTTGCCTAGCACAGTCTGGGTCAACAGCGTGTCAATATGGGTGGCTGTGTTGGGACACTTGATCTCCAACATTCCAAACAGTCCCACCAACCCGTCAGGAGACGCGCCAGACATTTCAATTGTTGGATGGGGTACAAACCCCACTTCCTCAACCATTACATCCGCATGAGCCTCAAAAGCCGATCTAGCCAAAGGCTCAGTCTCAGTTCCCCAAGTCATAGCTGCATTAGTAAATGATTCACCTTGTTGACCAGTAAGGCGTTCACAGATCAATTGCGCCATGTAGTTATCCCGACTAGCGGAATAGCCTGATTTGGTCTTGGCGATCACATCTGCCACCCGTGAGGCGGTAACTTTGCCGATTCTGGCGGCAAACCATTCTTCTGTACGCTGTTCCATTATTTACTCTCCACTTTATCGTAATCATTAACCCAATTTTTTAAATCTTCTGATATTTGGCGTTTCATCAAATCTTTAGCCGCAGTTATGTTTTTTTGCCATTCCACATCAGCGTTAGCCGCTTTGTATGCCAATTTAAAAGCAGACTGCAATTCTTCCAATGTTTTAGATTCTTGAATGGTTGTGAGATGGTCTTGCATTAAGTTGTAATTAGCCTTGGTTTCCTTTGGTTTAGAAGCTGCATTGCCATCGTCATCCTCTGGGGCTTGCCCTGTGGCTGCCATGAGCGAGGCTCTGCGGATGTAGGTCAAGCACGACATAAAGCCTTGGGGGTCGTGTTTAGGTGATGGAAAGAACAGTTTTCCGCAGTCGAGCCGTTCACCTGATTCATGTAGGAAACTGGTCTCACAGACAACCCCGTCTGGGTGCTCTGTGGTTGTTTGGAATAGGAATATCCCATTGTCGTTTAAAGCCCCTATAACGCTGTCCACACAAGATGCTAGGTCAACATACTTGGAACGGAAATGAGGGTTTGTAGCGTTCTTTAAGGCGGGTGCAAAGGCTTTCTGTGCCTTGACTAGAGCAGTAGCAATGTTTTTCATTTAATTTCCTGTGATAAGTAGGGCAAAGATAAGACCAGAGACAAAGCCAGACAACCAAAAGATCGTCTGATCTACCAAGGTAGGTTTGTCGGATGTAAACGGGCCTTGGATGGCGTGTTGGATGTATTTAGAGTGTTTCATGCGTAGTCCTGTTTAGCGTAGTAACGATCTAGAGCAACTGTGAGTTTGTTTTCCTCAAGTTCAATCAGACAAGCCTTTTCGTACTGGCGTTCAAAGTTTTGGATAACTTGATCGCGTAGCATCTCGGTGACTAACTGACCACCGATATAAGCAAAGTGAAGACTCTGCGAGTAGGGGTCAAAGAAGCAATCAACTTCTGTAAAGTCGCATATACAAGTCATGCGATCAAATTCTGCGTGTTTGTCTGCGTAATCTTTAATCATGATGTTTCCTTAATAGGGGCTTGCGCCCCGTTCTTAAATTGCATCCATTAAATTTTTTGCTGAAACTCGTTTGCCAGCAACTTTCCACATTAAACATGGTTGCTGATTTCTTCTGGCGGTAGTGCGACGAGATTGGTGAATAACTCTTACAGACACCCACTTGTCATTGATTAACAATTCAGCGTATTGATGTGCGTCAGAAGTTGCTTGTTTTACTAAATTTGTAAGTTGTTCGTTCATTTTGATTTCCTTTTAAAAGACCCCGTGCGTTTTGCTAGGGCATGGGTGGAAGTATAAGCCAACTTATAACCATGTCAACAATTATTTTGTAGGTAGTTTCCCTAATGTTGTTTAAGCGCACTTATGTAGAATATCTGGCATGACAAAAGAACATCTTATCCGTCTGGCAGGCTCACAGCGTGATCTTGCCACCATATTGGGCATCAGCCAAGCTGCGGTTTCGCAATGGAAGACTGTTCCCAAGGCGCGAATTTGGCAATTGTTGGTTTTAAAGCCTAAGTGGTTTAAGTAGCCTATAATGGTTTGAAACACGGCTAGATACGAAGTCATGAGCGTATCGAAAAGCGAGCCTTCCCGCCTGCCGAGGTTTCTCTTGTTAGTGAAGGACAGACAGAAGGAAAAGATATGCCTACTCGGTATTTAAAGCCTGGTGTTCGTGACAGCGAGGCTATTGACAATTTATCCCCCCAAGCAGAAAACATCTTTTATCGGCTACTGGTGACAGTTGACGATTTTGGTCGTTTTGACGCTAGGCCAGCCATGATTAAGGCTCAATGCTTTCCAATAAAAGAAAGTGTTTCCATAAACAAATGCAAAGAACTACTTGAGGAATTGAGTAGGGCTAACCTTATTTTGCTATATGAGGTACAGGGCAAGCCATATCTGCAAATGTGCAAATGGGACAACATTCCCCGAGCAAAGGAAAGCAAATATCCTGCACACGAAGGCACTTGCATACAGTTGTATACAGATGTACCTTTAACCGAAACAGAAACAGAAACAGAAACAAAGACTAAAACAGAAACAACGCCAGAAGGCGTATCACAAGAAGTTTGGGAATCTTTTGTTAAACAAAGGAAAACCAAGAAAGCCCAAGTAACCGCTTTGGTAATCAAGGGAATACAGAAAGAGGCAGATAAGGCAGGCTGGACTCTTGAGATGGCTTTAAACGAGGTTGTAGTGCGTAATTGGCAGTCTTTTAAAGCCGATTGGGTCAAGGACAAAGTTTCTAATGCTGAACGCTTGTCAAACTCAATGTCAGTCTTGACTAACGGACTAACAACCCCTAAAAAACAATTTTGGCAAACTGAGGAGGTGAAAAATGAGCGACTTCTGTGAAAAATCTCAAGGCTTTGATTACATTTTTGGTCGCATGAATGCGATATATGGAAACGATTTTGCCCGTAAGTGGGATGGAATAGACGCAAATTTGATACGCCAGGAGTGGATTGGAACGCTAGGTTCTTTCCTTACATATCGGCCATCAATGGACTATGCCTTGACTCACATTGACCCTGCCAGACCGCCATCTTCTTTGCAGTTTCGCAACATTTGTCAACATGGCCCAACTATTCCTCCCAGAGAGCCACTTGTCCAAATTGAGCGAAAAGTCCCAGAATACAGCGACAAAGCCAAACGCGAGGCTTTGGCAAAACTTGCAGAATTAAGAAAACAAATGGTGGCCAACTATGACAAAAAATGAAGCCAACAAGCTGCTTGACCGACTTAGAGAAGGTCACCCCATGCCCGTGGCTCTCACAACTCAAGCCTTATACACAACAGGAGACATTCCTCAACTATCTGGTCAACCACTACGCTTTGATGGCCATGAACAAAGGAACAATCGACCATGCCAGGCACATGACCAAGCTGCTGAAGTTGGATTTTCCTACTCTGCCTACCTTAATTGTCCAACGACTGAAAGAACTGCGTGACACTAATCGTAACTTTTGAGGTCGAAGGTGACCCAGTACCCAAAGGCAGACCAAGGTTTGCCAGACGGGGGCAGTTTGTCCAAACCTACACCGATGCCAAGACAATCGACTACGAAACCCATGTAGCCATGAAAGCCCGTCAAGCAATAGGCGCATCAGAGCCATTAAAAGGGGCTTTAACTGTGTTTTTATACCTTCGCTATGCAGTACCACCCTCATACTCCAAAAAGCGCAAGGAAGCTTGTTTATTGGGTTTGGAATATCCCAAAAAACAAGACATTGATAATGTGTATAAAAGTATTACAGATGCCATGCAAGGCATTGTGTTTTTAAACGATAGCCAGATCGTAGAGGCGCACATCACCAAGGTTTATGCCGAGACTGCTGGCGCAAATGTGATGGTGCAAGAGTGCGAGTAGAACTAACCAAAGACAACGCCACAACGCTGATGGGTAGCGTGTGGCCAAAAGTAAAAGAGGCGCTTGCTACTGGCAAACATTTAACTTTAGAAATTAAACAAGTCAACAAAAGCCGTGATCAAGAAGAAAAATATCACGCCATGATTGGTGAAATAGCCAAACAAGCGCAGCATTTGGGTGCTAAGTGGGATTCTGAGAGTTGGAAACGCCTATTAGTTGACCAATTTTGCAAAGACAATGGTCTAAAAACAGGCGCGGTTATCCCTAATTTGGCAGGCGATGGCATTGTGCAGCTTGGGATGCAAACGCGCAATTTCACCAAAGAGCAAGCCTCGGAGTTTGTGGAGTGGCTACACGCATGGGGTGCAGAACACGGGGTGACCTTTGAACAATAAACCTACCCTAGCAGAGCGCAAGCACTTAGCCCAGATCAAGGAAATGAACTGTGGGGTCTGTGACGCGAGTGGCCCGAGTGACGCACACCACATCGTCCAAAATGAGCAATACCTTTGCATACCTTTGTGTAAAGACTGCCACCAAGGGGCGTTTAACGGCATACACGGACAACAAAGAATATGGAAGGTTTATAAAACAAATGAGATGACAGTATTGAACGAAACAATAAGAACCTTGCTAAAATAAAGAAGAGCAGTTGCCTTTGGGGGGTGCTCTCCCCCACCTTTTTAGGATATATATGGCTTACGAAAACCAAAAAGATGTTGCAGACTTCATAAGCACATTACTCCACTCGGGAACTGTTACCCACTTCATGCACCTCTCAACCGATTCATTTGCTGTTCACATGGCATTGGGCGCGTATTACCCCGAGATCATTGAATTAACAGATTCGTTTGCTGAAGCCTACTCAGGGTGCTACGAAAAGATTAAAAACTTCCCAGAGAACTTCCACAACGCTAAAGAGCCTGTGAAATACATGGAAAGCATAAAAGAGTATGTCAAGAAGAATCGTAAAGCCATGCCAGAAGAAACAGAGCTGCAAAACATCATTGACGAGATAGCAGGGCTGATTGACTCAACCTTGTATAAACTGACACTCAAATGATCAGAATTTTTGCAGGCTACGACCCTCGGGAGGCTATTGGGTATCATGTTTTTACCCAATCTTTGATCGAGCGCACCTCAGAAGCGGTGGCGATTACGCCTTTTTTTGGCAAGCAAAGAGACGGGTCGAACACCTTTATCTACCAAAGATTCCTAGTGCCTTACTTCACAGGATTTAGAGGTAGAGCGATATTTATGGATGCAAGCGATATGCTGATGCTTGCAGATATAGCCGAACTGGACAAGTTATTTGACCCCACCAAGGCGGTACAAGTAGTTAAGCACAATTACTTTACCAAGCACA